CAATTACATTATGCAGAAGTCCACGCTTAAATCCAGCAGGAGGAAACCATATCTGGTAGTTTGATGCAGATAAACTAATAGCTGCAGCTGCATATCCAGTAGGATCAACGTATACTTGACGATCATTATATTGATCAAATATCAATACATGAGGGGTATACATTGCTGAATAACTAGAATCAAGATTTAAAGTAGTAGTTCGATAATTTACTATCTCAGTAATATAGGATGCAGAATTTTCATCCACAATAGGTACACTGAGAAGAGATACGGAATCCATTCTTGTACTTACAATAGTATCTAGTTCCTCTTGATAAGGAACAGTATTATATCCACCATCCATAAGAATAGTTAGAGGAGTTTGATCAGGAGTGGCTAAGGTTTCAACAGCAGTTAATTGTTGAGAGTCCACTACTGCCATACCATTATCACCACCATTCATGAACAATGGTGTAGATTGATCTTTAGGAAGAATGGTAGAAGCAAATGCTACGTTATCGATAGCTGCAATATAACTTGAACCTTGTAATACAGTCTCAACATAGATATTATTTCCGAATCCATCTTTAGCAGCTGGGTTACGAGAACAGATCCAAGTTTCAACTGGAGTGCTTAGATTGCCATTATAGAATACTTGAATTGCAAATGCTCCTGGTTCACCGACTAGAACCATATTAGTTGCATAATTAATGATCTTAATAGCAATTCCATCACCCCAAATACCAGGATTGGTTTGATAAACAACCATTAATTCATCGTCAGCAATAATTGCATTAGCACCTGGAACCAGGATCGTTAATGCAGCAGCTGACCCAGTAACTGAATCAGGAGAGGTTAAAGCACCAGCAGTAACATTGTTAACTATGACAGTTCCAGATACTAAATTAGTAGCTGTGAAATGAGCAGTGATAGTATTTACTGCATTCTTAAATGCAGTGGCTATCTGAGCTGCAGTTGCTGAATCACCTTGAGTGATTGCAACTTGGACACCAATACCACTTAATGCAGGATCAGTTTGAACATTTGTTCCTCCCACAACAGAAAACCAAAAATAATAACCCACCGCTGGTGAATCAAATAATTGAATTGCTTTGGCAGAACCAGAAACATCATAAAAAGTTCCAACTTGAGAGAAGATGAATTGAGTTTGCTGAGCCACTGCTGGTACATCAGGATTAACATTGAATATATAAGCCGAAGGGTCTGCAAATCCAGCTTCAAGAGCATCATCAGGATATGGAGATGTAGAAGTTCTAACTGAAATGCCACCATAAAGTGGACCATTGGCTGCACGAACAATCCATAGACTTTGGCTCTGTTGAAGAAAGGCTAAAGCAGTGAAAAATGCTAGATCATCTCCTACAGCTACACCATTACCACTAGCTGTAAAAATATTAAGAAGTTGAGTTGTATTACTAACAAATGTGGGAGTATTAACTGGACCTCTAACAGCTTGAATGACTAATCCACCATAAACACCTGGTGAAGAAGGGATTATAGTAGATTGATCTATTTCTTGTACATTAACTTGTGGTGCACCCATGTTATCTCCTTATTTCTTCCCAATGGGAATACAAACAACCCCTCGAGGAAGGGCACCAAGTTTATTGAAATCAGCAATCTTTACTCTAGCTTGAGGAGCCACAATCATTCCTTCTCCATTATAAGACAAAGAAGCATTATGTTTTAATTTATTAACAAGTATAGCAGGATTAGTCATTTCTTCTGGTTTAACAATATCAGGAGCAACACCTTGAAAGTACTTATTCTTACCCTTAGACTCAATCCATTTGATTGGTTTGAAGGATGCTGAGTCACCCTGCACTCCTAATAAAACTTTCTGTCCCTTAAGTCGACCCATATTCCTCCCAGCTAGAATATTTATGTAATAGTTTCTTGTTCATATAAGACTTTGGTAAGAAAGTCCAAAATTCGTTTTTGAATGCTTAAAATAACAGGAGAAGATCCTTCAAAAACATAATACATACCTCTTATCTTAATTGAACCAGTCAACATCTTATAGTAATTATTTTCATGTTCAAAGGTTTTATTTTCAAGAGGATTAAAAGTTGCAAAATAATTTTGAGGACCACCAAGATCAGGTGTTAAATCTACTGTAAACTGTTTAAACTGTGATAATCCATTTTCAGATAAATACTTTATTTCAAACTCTTCAAGTTTAAGCACTGACTTAGTGATGAACATGAAGTTTAAATCAAAATCACCTTGTACAAAGGAAAACTGTAATTGAGACTTGTTATTACCTTGAATAGGTAACATTGCAGGCCCTATAGCCAATGCCCTGTGACCAGGAGCATTTTTGCAATATTGCATTGCAGATCGATTAAAGGAGAAACATGGATAGAAATCAGCCGTAAGTTTATTTTTCTGTTTATTGTCTGATCTTATCTTAGCAATAGTAGACTCATAAGTACCTTGCTCATCATAAACAACATTTAAATCAGTAATCACTGTTTTAAAATTATCAATTAGAGAAGCCAGAGTTAAAGCTACTGTGGTAACAACTCTCTTATCTGGAGGTATACCAATGTCACCCATTATGATCCTGTTGCACTCAGTTTAAACTTCTGAAACACTCTTTGAGATGAGCCAATACTCTCTAATTCAACAACCTTAAATCTACGAACTGATTGGTCACTTCTTTGAAGTTCTAAGTAGTCACCAACATTAACTCTATCATCTGTTGTAAACAAATCTGCTGATTCTAAAGTGCCTGCTGATATAGTATCAGATGGGAAGAAGGAATCACCTGTAATCAAGACTTCAACTGGTCCTACAGGAACAATTCCTTCTTCACCCGATTCAGTACCATAGACTTTAGACTGCACTGTATCAATTGATTTTAAGAGAAAAAGAGTAATTCTATTAAAATTAGTTCCAACCATTGTTGCTAACCAATTTTTATGATTCTCTTTTAATATTCTCTCTATATCAGAAAGATCAGGCATTAGATCCTTTATTTACGGAGACGAGCCATGTGCATAGCAGCTTCACCAAAATGATGTTTAGCAGCTTCACATGCTTCTTTTTCTTCTTCAGATCCTGGAGTATAACATGAATCATCATCTTGATCCATATATTTATCCATCATTTTATGTTGTGCATCAGCCATACCATGCATACCATCAGGATCTGCACAATTTTCAGCTACCAACTGTTGTAGTTCAGCTGCTTTGGTGTCATTATCGGTAGGTTGAGGAGATGCAGGGGCCATAGACCCACCAGGTTCACCACCAGCTGCAGTAGATGGTCCTGCAGTACCTTGAGGTTGAGCTTGTAGATCAGTAGAATCTTCACGTAGCGTTGTTTCTAACATTCTTTTTGCACGAGACTTCATTTTATTCTCCTATGGTTACTGTTTGATTATCTGACCTGAATCATCAGGCTTTTATGAGGTATCTTACCTCAAAGTTTATTCGGTTATCTGACCAGAATCTTTTAATTTATTAAGAAAACTGAATATGTGTTTGCAGATACCCATATATCCATGTGGGTTCACAGATCTGGGATTGTTGGGAGTATAATCTTTATACCTCTTCCAATTACCAAGCAATCCTTTACTATCATAAAGAGGTTTCATCCACCTGAATCTAAAATCTGTGCAATTATGCACTACAACTCCAGAATTTAAATCTGATTTTCCATCTGTATCAATTACAAAATTATGATAATGCTTTACTGTAAAGCAATAAACATCTTGTGTTTCATTAATATGTTTAACTTCAACTATTTTATGATTAGTTGCTTCTCTTACTATATTATCTAAACCATAAAGTTTTTCAATGTTTTCAATTTTTGGTATACGTCTTGATTTAATCTTATTAAATAATATTGGATCTATTAATCCATACTCCAGGATAATTCTTTTGACTTCATTTATAACTTTCTGTTTGTTAACCTTTTTAATCCAATCAGGATTGGTAAAATTTATATTATTATGTTTACCTTCTTTAATAAGATTAAGTTGACCTTGATTTATAGCCTTAAAAGACTCTTCAGTTCTGGCTGATGATTTAGCTTTCATTTTTTCAGAAGAAAAGTTGCCTTTTTCTCTGTTAGTATTAATAACCTTTTTAACTGTATCAACATCATACATTGGATTGTCTTCAATCATTCTATCTGATGTTGCTTTAAAACATCCTTTTTCTGTTTGTGTTTTAATCATCCTAGCTTTAGTAATTGGATTATGCATAGGATTTTTATCACCACTAATTAAATTAGTATGTAATTTATTGTGATCTTCCCAATTCATATGAGCTATATTATCTGGATGATTATTTCTTTTATTGAAATCAATATGATGTCTAGTATAAGCACGAGCAACAATTGGAACATAATCATCTGTTAATCTATGAGTAAATTCCCAACCTGTTGGTTGTAAAACCATTTCATAATCATTAATACTATCTTTTTCTTTTATTGATAGTTTTTTATATAATGCATTTAATGACATTGTTGGTGTCAAATCTTTTGCCATTACCCAAGATTCATCTTTTAACATAAACTTGTGATCTGGTGTACATTTAATCTTAATTCCAGTATCAAAAGTAATTTCAACTAACGTAGCATCTTTTTCTATAACTTGACAATTGGATGCTTCACCTAAAACAAATTTCTTTCTTTTTGAATCCCATGAATAAACATAGAATTTTTCTTTGCCAACAAGATCTTTAATTGGTACAGAATAACCATCAGCCAACATCACTTTAGTATCACCAGTGAAACAGGAACAGTAAAGGAAAACGGGATTCTCTTTAACACTTGGCTTCTTATGATAAACCACTTTGTTATTCACTTTAGCAGGTACAGATGTTTCATTGTCTTTAGTTTCAGAGAATAACAATTTAAAAAACTGGATGTATGAAGTGTAATTATCAGTTTCACCAAGAACTGTTGTTTTAAACATTAACGATTTGATACCTGGGGCAGGAACAGATTCTAAATTCTTAGTGTTTAATTTAGGATAATCAGCAGGATTTCTACCATACTGAAGAAGTTCTTGCTTGACTTTAGGAAGTAGAATTGGCATAGTTTTAATTAATCTTCATGTGAAGATTTACCATATTGATCATATGCAGGTTCATGAGTTGATTTAGCAACATCAGAAACATGATTTAGTCTAGCTAAATGTTTCTTTTTCCAAGTTTCATAATCATCTATATTATCACGAGTATATGGATTGGTCTTTAATCTAGATCTATAATTATTATATTTCTTTTTTAAATCATCTTCTGATTCTTCTCTAAGTAAATTTAATAATTTTTGAGCTTTATTCATTTTACCCCCAAGTAATAGCAAACAATTTCTTAATCGTTTGGATCTCTTCCTTAGCTTGCTTCTCTAACTCTTTACCTTCAGAAATTAACTCAGAAGAATCAGCTTTAATGGGTAAATCACCAATAGTAAAAGCATTTCTAGCTCTGCCAACAGCTTTAAGAAATCTACCAGTCAATAAATCGATAAATGAATCGTCATTATCAGTTATTGTTCTACAGTCCCAATGTGGAATCTTATCATTCCCTGTATTTACTAATCTGTGATAGTAAGCTGCTTTAACATCAAATTCAGCATTAGTGGGGATTGTTAAAGTAGGTTTACGATAAATCCAAGGAAACTCAACTTTAATATCAAGATTAGATCTAGGTCTATCAAATTCTCTTAGATAATAAGGAATTACACCACTAATACGAATAGGTATTAGATCAACAATCATATCAGGAACACCTAGTGGATAATCACTCTCTTGGAAATGTATTTGTCTACTATTAGTATTATTCCCATTAACATATAGATAAGCTACATGAGGGACATTATTGCTATAAAATCCTAAAGCCACTTCTACAAGCAATTTGAATTTCTTGATATCTAATTCAATATGATCTTGAGATATCTGGAATTGACCTGAGTTTAGAATAACTCTATCAAACATTCCCTGAAGATCCATATATCAATATCCTAAAATTACACCATTGTGCAATCTCTACAATGCCATCTATTATTCTTTAGAGGTAGGTTCTTCTGCTGATTTGTCTTCTTGTGCCACAACTGCCTTAGGTTTGCGTTGTCTAGGTGCAGGTGGTTCAACTGGGATAGGTTTAGGAGTATTGTCATGCAGCTCAGTAATAGAAATCTTTTTTTGAACTGCCAATCCATTGAGACCACGAGCATATGCTTTGAAATGTTCTTGAGTAAGTTCATGTTGATCACCTTTCTTGTAAAAGAGAAGAGGTGTTAGATGAGTATATTTTCCTTTAGCATAAGCAAGTTCACCACTAACAGAAATATGTTCACCTGATACAAGAGACTCAATTAAATACTTCATGTATTCCTCATTTATTTAATGTATTTTAGATAAGAAGTTAGGTTACCTGATCCACCCATTTCTTCTCTTATTTGCTTGGCTTTATTCATTCTTATTCTAGTATCTTCAGCTTGTTTAGCTTTCATTTCAGGAGTCCAAATTCTGGCTTTATTTGAAGCAGTAACTGCTCTATTTACATTCTCAGGATTGGCTTTAGCTCTACGTTTCTTTGAAATCATTGAGGCTTTAATTGGATCTTTCATTGGAGCATTAGTAATAAAATGATGAGTACCTTCTTTTACTCTTCGATTATTATTTTCTAATATAATTGATCCAATATACTTTTTAATTTCAGGATCATGCATTGGATTATCAGTTAAAAATCTTTGACGACATACTTCAACATACTCTGGATTCCAGGATTGACAATCTCCACCTACACCACCATCAGAGAGATTTGTCAAAGGACCATCAGGATATCTTTTAATCAATCCAATTAATTCTTTTTCTAATTCGAATGCAATAGATTCAGAGAGGTTTTCATTAACTTTAATTATTATTGGTTCTAGATTTGATTCTAGTATTCTTCTTAATTTCTTAGTAAAGAAGGAAGTGTCAGTTATTGATTTACGTTTAGCATAACGTATATGTATTTCACATCTGTTGTTTTTGCCTTTACCTACATATATTGGTTCATATTCAAAAGAATATTCACCATAATTATATTTTCCTGGTTTACGAGGATCTAAGTAAATGTAGGTGTAAAAACCATTTTCCATCAATTTAATTATGCTTTAATTATTTCAATAAAGCAAGTAAAAATAGTGGGTAGGAGAGTCTCCTACCCACTACAAATTAATTATCAACCACCTGAGGTTTGGAAATTACTAATATTGAAATTAGTTGAATATTCTGGCACTAGAGATGAAACTCCAGCCCAAACCATCGACGCCCTCATACTCTGGATTGGGTTGGGAGCCTGTGGCAACACAGCCGTAGTTGTCAGAGGCATATATGGACTATATACAGCAGCAGCTTCGAAAGGAGAATAACCTTTCCAAAGAGCAAGACCTTGGAGAGGTCCAAGGATATTACTTTCCATAACGCGGACAACAGTGATACCATCAAGAGTACCGAACACATGTGAACCAAGACCATTACCATCATACAACTTTTCCCAACCAGGGAGAGTTTGAATGAGAGCAGCATGAGTAATACCAACAATCAAGAGACTGATAGTACCACGACCTGCATTCGTGATCAAATTAGCTTCAGCAGCGGCAAGTGAGAACTTATAAGTCTGTCGATGATCGAACAGAGATACACCTGTAGGAGGTTGATCATTATAAGTGACTGTGCTTTGAGCATTAGCTGCGATGATACGAATCAAGTCACCACCGATTTCTCGGTTAATTTCTTGCACTAGATCTTTTGCAAGTTCATCTTCAGCATTCATTCCGAATCTCTTAGACATTGCATAAGACTGCAAGAGACCCATTGTTCCCTTTAATGCATATACCTGAGCAAAGATGCCAGTAGATGCAAAGTAGGTATCAATTTGAGGAAGATCAGTGCTCAACTCATAGTTCTGTTGATAACTAACAATGATGTTAGAAGCATGAGTACCTGGATCAGCTGCGAATGTGACTGTTACAGATCCAGTTAGATAATTAACTGTACCTGAGACACCAGCTCCCCAGATTTGACCAATGTCACCAGGAGGGTTATTGAATGCACCTACATCTTTACCTTGAACAGTAGGAGCAGAAGCAAGAGACAAACTAAATGATTCTGACTTAACTGGAGCTCCAGCAAGAGTGAAGGTGTATGTGAATGTGGCAGCGGTCGTTCCTGCAACAGCCACATTTTGGAAGCTGTTGTTGGAATAACCAATAGGAGTTACTATGTTAGTACGAGGGTCAACAACTACTTCACCAGCAGTTTGTGAACCTTTAGTCGTAGCATCACGTACTGTCTTGAAGTAAACAGTACCACGTTCTTCATCAATAGGTTGCACTGAAGCAACTACTGGAATAACTGATGCACCAAACACAGCAGTGATAACATCGAATGCAATGTCAGGAATCTTACCAAGCAAGTTTACGTTACCTTGCTCTTCATTAACCCAACGCTGATGATCTTCAAACTGTTGAAGTTGTTTACCAAGAGCAACAACATCGAACTCATTAAGAGTACGATCTTTACGTGAACGTAGGAAAAGGGACTTTTCCAAAATTTTCATTTGGCCAGTATATTTATCATAATACCTTCCAGCCTGTTCTTTTAAATTACCAACTGCTTGGTCTTCTGAGAGTTTCATATTAATTACCTTAATTAGTTGTATCTAGAAAAGTGTTCCAGAAAAATTGTTATTGAGACAAAGATCAATTATAGTGTAATTAATCTATTTAAAAATTAGAAACGACTTTTAGATGAAGCAGCCATTAATCTAGCTGGACGAGTTTCTTCATTCTGCTTATCAATTGCTTCACCAACTGATCCACCACCAAACATTTCACTCAAACGTTCACCACGTGTGCGTTTAAATGGGTTGTCATTAGGATCTTCAGAAATCTTACTAGGTTTAGCACCTTCAGCAATTGGACCTTTTTTAACATAAGTAGTTGCTACAGCAGATTTAGCTTTAGGGGCAGCAACTACATCACTAAAGAGTGATTTAATCTGTGCTTCTGTAAGTTTCCCGTATACTTGCTTAATTTTATCTTCAGATACTTTTAATTCTTTAGCAAGTTCAGAAATACGTTTAGCTGAGGAATCTTTACGAAGTGCTTCAACTTTAGTTTCCATTTTATCAAATGCATCACCAATTTCTTTTGGTGTTCCAATAGCTTTATAAGCAGCAACAATTGACATGGACTTATCAAGAGCATCATTGATATCTTTTACAGATCCAATAGCTTTATAAGCTAAAAGTTGTTTTTCAGCAGATTCAATAGCTTTAGATAGATCTGATACTGATCCAAGATTTTTATAAGCTTGAATTTTAGATTCAGAAACATCAAGTACCTTTTCAAGTTCTTCAGGAGAGCCAAGAATACGGTATTTTTCAACCAATGATTCAGCACGTTTCTGAGCATCTAATCTTGATTTTAGAGAATTTGTTTCAGTGGCTAAGATAGTGTTTTGTGATTTCACTGTTTCAACTTCAGTCATAGCCTTTTCAAGATCATTCTTCAATGAGCCATTTTCTTTAGCCATTGACTCAAGTAATTTTGTATCCATTTCATCATCTCCTTCAATTATATTAGTTGGAATATCTCCAAGTATTTTATTAAATGCTTCTACTAACCCCGGATTTGCTTGCATAAATCCGGGATCACATACCACATCAAATCCAACTAGATGATATGTATCCGGATCAACTTTAGGAACACCTTTTTCTTCACCTTTAAATGAACCATCGGCTCTAGATGAGACGAATAGTTTGCATCCTGCTCGGAGAAGAGTATTAAGCACCTTACCAGCTGGAGTATCCAGGATGAGGGCTTCACCAATACCTTGACCATTTTGAATTTCAAGATTAGTAACTATATGACTGATCTTACCATCAAGAATAGCTTGATCATTAATATCTTGATGATGACCAATAGTACCTAACATTCGTTTTTCAGTTAATTTTTTACGAATCTCAGGATTAGTACAAACTTTTTCCCACAGTGATTTGGGGTAAAACCGTTTATTACGAGAAATACCATCAGGTACAAAGAATGTACCTTTAATTTTCCCTAGAACTGACCTGCCATCTACAGAACCCTCTGCTTCCTCAATTGAGAAAGCTAAATCAGGTTCAAATAAATCTCGTTTGAAGTTCATAGGATTAATCTCAAAAGAAGGGAATGGTTATTCTCGATGATGGAAAACGTTAAGACAATTCAGGTATGTTTAAGTTATAACTTAGGGAACGTTCTATTCATCAGATCTGTGAAATCTTGCTTATCTTTGTCAGTCATGTCACTAAAAAGTTTTAATCTATTTGCCTTTTTGGCTAACCATATTGGATTTGACTGTATATCTTGTGCTAACATGTTTTTAAATGTAACTGTAGCATCCTCTAACACAGATAAATTGGATGAGGAAAACAAGTCCAGATGTCCTATTAAAAGATGATGATTCTGTTCTTTATCTTTAGAATTAGTCTCACATAATGTTATAAGATTACGTTGATCTAATTCTAAATCTGGTCTGCCAAGTTGTACACAATAATGAAAAGGAAAAATATGATGAATATTAATACTATCAGTAACACCACATACTATACAAGCTGGAAATAATTTCTTATGGGCTAATTCAACACCTCTCCACTTACTACTTCTCATTAGTAATGGAGTTGTTTTACCTGAAGATACATCTTGTACATGTCTAATTATTCTAAGAAGCATATTATTTCTTACGTTTATCTTGATTATGTTTAACAATCTTTTGTCTAGTTGCAACTATTTCTTTATAAATTCTCTCTGCTTCACCATGTCTATTATCATCTTCAGCATGAAGAAGTTGCATTTCTAATGATTTGATTTTAGCTTTGAGATCCTGAACTACAGAATCAGTTTCATCTTCTCCAATTAAATGGGGTCCTAATTTAAATTTTGCTCTTAATTCTTTTTCTGCATCTAATGCATCTTTATAATCTGGCCATTTATTAGCACTTTTCTGAGCTACATGATACAAATCACTAGTTTTCTTTCTAGCTATTTCAAGACTCTTTTTATCTGTATCTGATAATTTATTATAATTACTTTTAGACTTCTTTATTGCTGCATCTGCTCTCTTCTCAGCATCTGAAGTTTCAGCAATTAGATTCAATAATTGTCTAGCTTTATTCATATAATTACTTATTTCTATTATCTTTTTCTTTTACTACCAAAAATTTACCACTTGGATCTGGTTCCACTTTACCACCATACTGTTTAGCATGTTGCTCAGCAGCCCATTTATCTCTATATAGTCTAGCTTTGTGATAATCCCCAAATGTTCCATTACCATGATGATAATCAACATAATATTGAGGAGTTTCTTCAATCAAATTAATTAATTTTTGTGCTTTATTCATATACCACCACCTTGAAATAATTCTCTTAAATAGTAATCTTTAAATTCATAATAACTGTCATCATCATGAGACCAGGAACCCATTATTGTTTTAGCAATAAATCTGCCATTATATATCATATAATCATCATTATGATCTCGACCTAGAACACAATGTCCTAGTTCATGATACAATAAACTCTCTTTATCTGCATCACTAAATTCTCCTAGCCACTTCTTAGGAGATAAAATTATAAATGTATCATAAGGAGTCAAACCAAGACAAACACCTACTGCATTCTTATACTTTTTAAT